GTGCCAGCAGTAGCATTCCAATCTGCCGTGCCTCCTACCCAATAACGTAGCGCCATTAGAGATACCTTTCAGTATATATAACCGAAATATCTACATTCCTTGCTGTGAAGTTATCTGTATAATTTATAAACCCAGCTCCAGGAGACCACTCTGATAAGTTACCAGTAAACTCTACCGGTGCGCCGGCTACTGTCACAACTTTAGTTATTGGATCCACTACAAGAACATCGGCGGCAGCCCAGTCTCTTATTATTGTTACCGTAGTTCCGGCCGTAGGGTTTGAAACAGTAACAGTCTTTGCAGTACCTGATGTTAAGCTATTAACCGTTAAAGTGAATTTAAGCAATTGTTTGGCAGTACCGTTTAATGTGATGGGATAAGACTTGTTGCCAGATGTTAAACCAGATACTGATAATAAAGTAGTTGAAGCTGTTGCATAGCCAAATGGATCAGAACATAAGAACTCAATATCTATTTCACCGAAGCCACCGGAGACATTACTTATACCTATATTTGAAACTGTTGCAGTATATTGTCTGTAAGCGCCTGATTGCGGTAGCTTTAGCGTTGCCTCACGATTATCGATATATTTTCTTAAAGTGTCTAAAGACTGCTCAAATGAGTCCCTAGTGCTTCTTGTGATGACACATCTTAGATTAATCTTTTTGCTTGTATAAAAGGCTGATGGAGTGACAGAACTGTTTTCATAAGCTAGTGAATAGTTATTAACTTCTCTTGTTGGCGTTCTGAAAGTATCAAAGCCAGTTAGTGTTATGCCCGGCACTAAATTAAGATCTATGTTATTGAAGTAAACCGCATCTGTTAACATTTGCATCATACACCTCCCATTGGTGCAACACCGAGACTAGATAGACTTTGATTCCTATTTATTCTATTAAAGAAATAATCAGCATCTGACTTATTACCTATATTTATATTACCGTTGATAGTCATGTTTGAACCAGATTTAGCAGTAGCCATACTCAATACTGGTGAGACCGTAGAGTTACCAAGTTTACCAATAGATGTGTCCATCATTTTACGGCCCTCAGATATACCATTGACTAAACCTTTAGTTATATTCCTACCATATTCAGTGAATACCCTAGATGGAGAGTGAATACCTAGCATTGACTTAAACTTGTCTTTAACTGTGTTAGCCGCATTTCTTATAGTGTCACCCATTGCTCCCCACATGCCTTTGATACCATTTATAAACCCTTGTATTAATGCTTTGCCAGAGTTATATAATGTAGAGCCTAGTCTTCCTAGTGCACCAATGATTCTTCCTGGCAGTGCCTTAAACCAGTTCACAATGTCGCCAATCTTATCTTTAAATGCATTATGCATATTTTTAACAGCAGTCTGAGATTTAGCCTGTAGTGTTACGAACCAAGCGATCAACTTACTCACCCAGCCAACTAATCGAACAATTATCAGTATTATGGCTCCTATAATTACTATGAATACACCTATCGCAACAATCAAAATACCAGTTATGAATAGAGATAATAGACCCAGCACTTTAAGTACAACTTCTATTTGCCCTCTAAATGGTTGTATCGCTTTCACTATATCTTCAAAAGACTTCTTAAGATCATCCCATGTTTTCTTAAATTGGTTCTTAATAAAATTATATATCTTTGTAAGTGTTGGTAGTAGATTGTTCTCGAACCAGTGCCATGCAATCTTAACCCATCCGACCACAATAGCGAATGCATTACCAAGAAAGTCAAGGGCCTTTATAATGCCCAACAGCGAAAGTCCGAAAGTGCCAGCGAGTAGTTTGCCTAGTGTCGTGAATAAAGGTTGCATCTCTCTTATAGCAGGTAAAACTTTCTTTTCTAAAGTGTCACCGAGACTATTAAAAGATTTAATAATTTCTTTTACTAACTTATTATCTTTAAGTTGATTCTTGAATGTCTCCCACTTATTGCCTAGTTGTTTTAATGCACCATCAACACCACCGGCGTGTTCAATCCATTTCTGAAACTTATTTATTAACGGACTTATATAGGCTGAAATACCGGCACCGATCTTTTCCATCAAGTCACCGAATGTATTCTTTAGAATAGTCAACTGTCCAGATAAAGTACTACCGGCTGCTTTAGCTGACCCACCGAACTCAGTATTTAACTCTTTTAGTATTAACTTTTGTGCTTTTGCAGATTGACCAGTCTCTACTAGGTTTTTAATAACATCTTGTTGAGCTGAACTAAAGTTAACACCAACACGCCTTAATGCAGTCACACCAAGAATAGGATCTTGCAGGGCTTTACCAAGTTGAATGGCAGATGATTTAGTATCTTGACCCAACGCCTGTGACATATCAAGCATCGTTTGAGTAGCTTGCGGGAATATATCTTTACCAATTTTAGTAAATGTTAGGAGTAAGTTTTCGCCAGATTGAATCTCTTCATCAGAAAACTTAGTAACAGACTGCATACTAGACGCTAGTTTTGTGACTTGTGCTGCCGTTACACCCGCTGCTTTACCGGTTGATTTAATAACAGCATTAGTCTGAGCCATTACATTTTCAGATTCACTAAAAGCTTTAACTGCAAGACCACCAAATACACCGGCTGCAACTCCAACACTCGCGAATACTTTACCAAACTTGGCTACACCAGATGCAATGCCACCCATTTTACTTTTTATACCTGATTGTGCTTTATCGAACTTAGACGTATCTAAGCCAAGATCATAATGAATAGCGCCAACGTTAGTAGATCCACTCATGGCTTTATAATCCTTACTTCATCAACGATTCCAGAGACGCCTTTTTCTTGTTTCTTAAGTTCAGATATAACTTTATCTGCCTCACCGCCACCAGACATAGCCGTAGAAGTGTTTACGATGGCTTCTAAGGACTCTTTGGCTTGTAAACGATACATTGAGTTAACGAGACTAAAGAACGTCTTAGCAAGCTCGTCTAGAGCCTGTGTCGTCGTGTAGTTATAGAATCTCATGAACTCAGGTACCATCATTAGCCAATCTTCTCTGCTTTTGGGTCTGTGTCAAACGACACCCCCTTATCGCTTAGTTCTTTATTATCATCAGGTTGTACTTGATCCATCATCTGTGTTATAAGCTCAAGCGTTGCTGACATATCTAATTCTATACCAGATAGCTCAGGTATTAAATCGGCAATAACTTCATCCATATCTTTTTGCGCCTGCGTGATCTGATCGTTAGTAGACGTTGATACGTTCTGGAAGATGTCACCAATCTTTGAAACAATAAGCGTGTGGCTCATTCGTAGTGGTTTACATTCAAGCTCAACACCTTTAATATTTACTTTGAAATTCTTAGGTCTTAGATCGTCTATTGTTAGTGCCATGCTATTCTCCTTAACTTATTAACCCGGTGTCTCGGTGGACTACCTGAAGTGTTATTTTATATATTTTGGCAAGCTCAAGATCCCTTTGTACATCTTCAACGTCGCCAATAACCAAGAAAGTGTAAACGTAGTCGGTCGCTACTGTAGTGTTATGCATCCGGTGTATATATCTTTTAATAGATTCGAGTGTGGATATAGCGTCAGATGAACTAGTGTCTTTAACATAGATGTCGACGACTGTCTCCTCAATAGGTACATAGTTATTTAACTGACCACCTGATCTTAATATGTAAATACCGTTCTGCGATGCCGGTATTTGGCCTATAAATATATCAGTTCCGACGGTTCCGTAGCCGGCGTTAGATAAATAAGTACCAACTGTTAATGCTACATCTGTCATGCTCTTGCCCTCTGTATGTGTTTTCTGAATGTCATAGATAACTTCTTAGATTCTTCGTCGCCGGCGTTTCTTAAGAAGTGTTTACCAGTTCCCCCGGTTGTATATTTTTTAACTGTTCGGTTGCTATCTCCACCAAACTCTTGATAGCGAGCATATTCAATCCAAAATGAAACACGATATTTAAGCGGTACTACTTTATCGACTACTGAGTTAGACCGAAGTCCACCTTTGGCATATGGGGCTTTATTCTTAGCCTTTATTAAAGTATCTCTACCGGCTTCTCTGATAGCATCATCTAATACAGAATATAGAGATCGTTTAAACTGTGGCATCTTATCTTGAACTGTGACCTTATTCATGATATAACTCCGTATTTAAGCAGATCTACCTTTAAAAATAAAACAGCTGGATTGCGGAGCCGTCTAGCTTTAACTAATCTTTCAACTCTAAAATGCTCACCGTCAATCTCTAGGATATCTTCTTTTTGCACACCTGAGTCAGACTCGAACCAAGCCTGTGCGTCAGATTGAATCATCTCGTTAGGATTTGTACTAACTTGACTCGTTATATATCTAAAGTGGCATGGTAGTTCAGTCGAAGTCGATGCAATAAAATCACCGTAAGCATTCCGGGTTGTTATAACCTTGTAAGCAGTGTGAAGCATCGGAGGTTTTATGTTGCTACCCTCCTCTGGTATTTACGAACACTAGCCAATTGGCATACTCTACAAATTTTATACTTGCCAAATTCGTAAGTATTCCCAATGTTACGTCTGTGACCATTTTTGCAGTATTCCGTTTCTTGTGACTTATAAGTTAGCTTGACCTGTTTTGCGTTACGCTTGCCTCTCCTAGTGTTGACAGATGGAGTAACCTTATCTAAGTGGTATGGGTTAACGCAGTTCTTTATAAAACAAGTGTGGTCTATCTCCTGACCATCTTCAATATCACCGAAGTAATGCCTGTATATAACCCTGTGCGCTCGTTTCATAGATCCATTAAGGTGAAAGGCTCCATAGCCTTTTTGTGTTCCAGCAGTCCATAGCCAACACTTGTCGGTTTTTTCTACCTTTTGCATAAATCTTTTTAAGTCAGTGGGTTTCATTAGATCTCCGGGAACAGATATTTAATTGGAGCAAGCGCAGACTGTGATTCAGATTGTGCGTATTCTACCGAGTAACCCTCAATAGATTCTTTTGTGATATTGCTCACATTTTGAATTTCACTAGCTAGGAAGTCGAGCATTGCATTCTTTACAATGTTTAGATAGTCAGTATCTTCGTATATAGAGAACTTAGCAGTAACAGATATATTATTCATACCAGTTACAAAAGCACCTGAACGATGTCTAAGCATAGTTTTACAAGTCCTATTCTTAGGCTCTGTAGTGTAGTCTGTTGTGTCATAGGTATAAACTACCACATCATCGTCGTCTACTTGTTTAAGGGCTGTTATAGACGTACAGGGATCAATTTTAAGATGTTGAACACCACCATCATAATAGCGTGTTGATTCGTTGGCAGCTTCGACACTACTTCCGATTAGTTTTTCTACGAATGCTTGCGTTGCGGAGTTTATAAGTACGAAAGCGGTTGCTTCGTCGCTTGTCAAACTCCTCCCTAGTCTCGCCTGCAAGTCGCTCTGTGCGATCAATGCCATTTGCTACCTCTCTTATTGTTAAGATTGCCCGGTTTAGATAATTGGTTAACATAAGTTTATTATACACCCATATTATTTTTTAGTATATAAAAAAGAGCACCATTGCTGATGCTCTAATTTATGCGGGTAAACCCTAGCTAATAGTAGCCGGCCCCATTCGACCAAGTAGTCTTCCGTCAGTAGCGGCTCTACTCTCGTCTACTAGTGCAGTAAACGTGGTTTCAAACACTGTCTGTTCGTCTATTTTATAAGCGAACTTAGCGTTATCTGTAGAAACAGCTTTAAAGAACGTAATGGTTAGGTTGCCATCAGTGTTACCACCTTGTGGAGTGATAACTAATTCTAGAGCATCATTTCGCAAACTATAACCAGCTTTTGTACCAAAATGCACATGATCATCGGCTGAGCCAACGTCATAGTCTGATTCTGGAACAACGTAGTTCAATGTACCGGGATGAATCTCAGCGAGCTTAAGTTTCACTGTGGCTTTTTGACCTGTTAGAACATAGTCAATCGGAGTATTTCCGTATATATCAGCCTTAACTTCAGTGAACTCTCGTTCGATCTCGATTTCAGCACCATCGACAGTGTGACCTAAGTCAACACCACCGAGTGTAACTAAACTACCAGCTGCTACTTTTAATTTGTTAATCTGTGCCATTTAGTCCCCCTTAACTTACTGTACCAGTACCGATAATAACGAAAGCACCTGGGAAGCGTGTTTGTGGAACACATCGAAGTGTTGCACGAATCGCCCATGAATCCTGAGTGATCAAGTTTATATCTGCACCGCCAGCATCCTTAACTACACCACTGTCAAAGATCTTTGTTTCAAGAAGTCTTTTAACGTGGATCTTTACTCTACCTAGATCTCCAAATAGTGCAAAAGGTACGTTAGATGTGATATCCCCCTTTTCTGGAAGTATGTCAACTAACTCAACACCAACACCATCGATAGTAGGGTTTACACCCTCACCGACTGGCCCGAACAAGTAACCACCAGTAGTAGCTTCTTTAGTCTGACGAAGCATATTCCATACAGTCGGGTGCATGAAGTATTTACCTTGTCGACGAACAGAGCTAACAACTTTGTACTTAGCATCCATAGCATCATCACCTGAAAAGTCAGTGATAGCAGAACCGACAGATAGAGTTTTGTAAGCCTCTCCTGCGTCTGGTGCGTATAGAAGACCGTAAGTTGCGTCTGTGAATACTAGCTCATCGAATAACTTAGCTCTTGCACGAGCGATTTCAGTTGCAGCATCGTTCCAAAGATTGATAGCAGCATCTTCAATAACTTCACTTGTGAATACTAGAGTTGCAATGTACTTATCAAGAGCAACAGTAGTAGCAGAATAGGTAAGCTTCTGAGCGTTTTGCGCTGTTGCTTCGCCTGTTCGTGTAAAGCTAATTTCGTTTGTACCAGCTAATAGAGTAACTGAGTCACGATCTGTCTGACGAACGTCAGCAAGACGAGATGCTACACCGTAGTCAGCTGTTAGGCGTTCTACTTCAGCAACAAACTCTGGGTCAGGAACAAGTGCGCCACCATCAGCAGTTGTAGTAACGTTCTGATAGTCTGACTTGTTAACCTCTTGCCATGCTTTGTCTACATAACCGTTATATTCAGCAATGCCTTGTGCATCGTTGTTTTTGAACGCTAATAGACCACGAGCAAATCTCTGCTCTTTAGAAAGTGAGTCAAATCCGCTTTTAGCAGCTTTGTCTACAACTTTACTGTCGTCATGGATCTTTTTCTTATCAACACTTTCAGTCTTTGCAACAATAGCTTCAGCAATTTCTTCAGCAGTAGCTTGTTTAGGCATTGACTTCTCCATAGATTCTTGAACTTGTTTTGCGATAGTATCAACTACATCGCTGTCGATTTCAACGACATTTTT